GGAACGTTCTTTACACCATCAGAAAATATAACTGTTACAACGGTCACAAACGCTTCTAACGGTGCTGAAGTTGAAGATGTGTCGTCTATTAAGTATTTTGCTCCAAGACTCTATTCAGCACAATACAGGGCAGTTACACCAAGAGATTATGAGGCTATAATTCAAAATATTTTTCCAAAAACAGAGTCAGTAGCAGTCATAGGTGGAGAGGAATTAGATCCCCCTAAATTTGGTCAAGTTCAAATTAGTATCAAACCGAAAAATGGTACTTATGTATCTGATTTTGATAAAACTCAAATAAAAAACAAACTCAAAAATTACGCTATCGCTGGTATAAATTCTGAAATTGTAGATTTAAAGATACTATATGTGGAATTAGATTCAACGATATATTATAACCCTGCACAAATAGCATCTGAAAATGATCTTAGAACAAATATAGTTTCATCTTTAAATAGATATGCTAATAATATTGAGATTAACAAATTTGGTGGTAGATTTAAATATAGTAAAATTAATACCTTAATAGATCGTGTTAATAATGGAATTACTTCTAATATTACAAAAGTGATAATACGAAGAGATATGAAAGCATTATTAAATCAATTTGCTCAATATGAATTATGTTTTGGTAATCGTTTTAATATCAATCCTGCTGGTTTTAATATTAAGAGCACAGGATTTACTGTTCAAGGTAATACGCAGACAGCATTTTTAACAGATGTTCCAAATAAAGATGGATTTGGTAATCTTGACGGAAGTATGAAGGGAACTTTAAGTGTCGTTACTCGAAATAATAAAAATCAACAAGTTGTTTTAATGAAAGACGCTGGAATGGTCGATTATAAAAAAGGAGAAATAATATTAAATACCATTAACATTACATCTACAACTGCACAAAACAATATTATCGAAGTTCAAGCATATCCTGAGTCTAATGATGTTGTAGGATTAAAAGATTTATATTTGAGTTTTGACGTATCAAAAAGCACAATAAATATGTTTAAGGATGTAATTGCTTCAGGTGAAGATGTTTCAGGTGTGGTATTCACAAGAGATTATTATACTTCTAGTTACTCTAATGGAGATTTAGAGAGGAAATAATTTATGTCACAAATTGACAAAAGAATAAGCGTAAATACGATTATACAAAATCAGTTACCTAATTTTTTGGTATCTGATTTTCCTAATGCAACAGAATTTTTAAAACAATATTATATTTCACAAGAATTCCAAGGAGGACCATCTGATTTAATTAGTAATTTAGATCAGTACATAAAGTCTGATAATTTAGTGCCTGAAGTAATAACTGGAACTACTACATTATCATCTAATATTGATTCTGAAGATACTATAATTTCAGTACCAAGCACTAAAGGTTTTCCATCAGAATACGGGTTATTAAAAATTAATGATGAAATAATATCGTACACAGGAATCACCTCTACATCTTTTACAGGATGTATACGTGGATTTAGTGGGATAACTGGTTATAATGTTGGTATTTCATCTTCTTTACTTGAAATAAATCGTGAACATCTTGTTTTTGAAGAAACAACAGCAAAGGCACATACTTCAGGTGAAGTAATAACAAATTTATCTGTTTTATTTTTACAAGAATTTTATAAAAAACTAAAAAGAACATTCTTACCTGGATTAGAAGATAATGATTTTTCAGAAAATATTGATGTAGGTAATTTTGTTAAATTTGCAAGGTCTTTTTATCAGTCAAAAGGTATAGAGGAATCTGTAAGAATATTATTTAAAGTATTATATGGTGTTGAATCAACTATTTTGGATTTAGAGGGAAATCTTATAAAACCATCTGGTGCAGAATTTATTCGTAGAGAAGTTATTGTTGCAGATTTAATAACACCATTTGCAGAACCTCAAAATTTAGTTGGACAAACAATATTTAAATCTACAGATACTTCTACCAATGCGTCAGTCTCAGAGGTAGAAATATTAAGAAGAGAAGGAAAAACTTATTACAAAATATCTCTATTTGTTGGTTTTAGTGACCGTGACTTGATTGAAGGTGTATTTACTATACCTGGCAAAACTAAAGTACTTTCATCAGCACCAGCAGGATCTTCAATACTGTCTGTTGACTCAACTGTAGGATTTGGAACAACTGGAACTATAATAAGTGAAAGAAATACTATTAACTATTCATCAAAAACATTAAATCAATTTTTCGGATGTACAGGTATAGGTGTTCAGATTGATGCTGCAGATGATATACGTTCAGATGAAACTATTTTTGGTTTTGAAAATGGTGATTTATCAAAAAGAGTTGATTTAAGAATCACTGGTGTTCTTTCAGAATTAGTTACCGTTTCTGATGTAAGATTGGTAAGAGAAGGTGAAGATATTTTTGTTAAAAACGTAGGTGAAAAAATAAAAAATAATAATGAAACATACAAACAAATTTTTGCTAATTCATGGAAATATAATACAAGTTCAAGATTCCAAGTTGATATATCGGGTTCAACTTTTAGTTTAAATACTCCAATAGATAAATCCAGTTTAAAAGTTGGTGATTCTTTTGATATCTTAAAAAGAAGTGAACAAGTAATTGTCGGAAGTGGACAAGTATCTAGTGTAGATACTAATTTGAACCAAATAACCGCAACAAATATAGCTGGATTCACTCAAGTTTCTAATCAATTTTATGATATTAGAAGAAAGATAGAAACTGCAACTAGTTCTGGTGTAGAAATTAAAGAAGGTAATAATACAATAATATGCGATGTTTTAAATGTTTATACAGATTCAGATAAAGATGGATATGTAGCATCTAATTCACTTCCTAGTTATGATGTTGAAACAGACATTATTAAAGAGACAACTTCGGGTGATAGTTTAGACGGATTTAATTCTATTACAAATACATATAGTTTTCTACAGTTTTCACCACCAGCAAATACAAATATAAAATTTATTCAAGGAGATACAGTTGTATATTTACCAGAAACAGAGGTATTATCAGGATTAGAATCTGGTAGAACTTATTATGTAGATCCAATTATTCCTTCTGCAAATCAAAGTATATCGAAAATAGCTTTGTATCAATCAGCTAGTCAAATTGGTTCTGCAAGTACAGTTCAGGTTGGTATTGGCACTACTACTGGTCATAATTTTGTTCTTCAAAAACATGCAAATAAGAAATTAGAACCTGATAAAATAGTTAGAAAGATTCCTTTATCTCAAAATTTATTCATATCTTCAAAACACGAAACTCCTACAAACGACATAGGTATATTAAGAGATGGAGTTCAAATAAGATCTCCAATATCAGATAATAAAATTTATTTTGGACCTTTAGATTATGTTGATGTAATTAATGGGGGAAGAGATTATGACGTAGTTAATCCACCAACAATTCAAATAGAAAAATCATCTGGAGTTACTGCTTTGGTTGAACCTGTTATATCTGGTACAGTTAAAGAAATATTAGTGGATCGTCAAGACTTTGATATAGATTCAATTAATAATGTATCCATAACAGGTGGAAATGGCACTGGATGTGTGCTTCAACCAGTTGTAGGAATTAGAAATAGATTTATAGATTTTGATAGTAGAAATATATTTTTTAATGGTGGAATTGATATTAATGATGAAACAATAACTTTTAAGAAAAAACATAATTTAGAAAACGGACAATTAGTTTTTTATAGTAGTAATGGTAATACTCCAATAGGTATAGGTGATGCTTATGATAGTACAAATACAATAACAGGAACTTTATCTGACGGTGATCCTTATTTTGTTAGAGTTGTAAATCCTACTACTGTACGTATATTTAATAGTAAGAGTGATGCTCTTGCAGGTTCAGCAGGTATTAATACAGTTGGATTATCAACTGATTCTTCTGCAAGTGGTATTCATAGATTTAGAACTGAAAACAAAAAAACTTTAATTGCAATTAAAGTTTTAAATTCTGGGTCTGGTTATACTTATCGTAAATTAAGAGTTCAACCATCAGGAATATCAACTTCATATGATTCAATAAATTTTAAAAATCATGGATTTTCAAGTGGAGAAACTATTGAATATTTTTCAGATAGTCCAATAGCAGGATTGAGTACAAATTTATCCTACATCGTAAATAAAATAGATGATGATTCATTTAAAATTTCTAATGTAGGTGACTATGACAGAGGAAAATATGTTAACTTAACAGAAATAGGTACAAGTGAACATATTTTTAAATATCCAGATATAAAAGTCAATGTAGAAGTTTCGTTTGGTTCAACTGTTACAGGTTCATTTAATTTGACACCAAAAGTAACTGGTGAAATAATTGATACTTATCTTTACGAGAAAGGAACTAACTATGGTTCATCTATTCTTAACCATCAAGTAATCCCAGAGATAAAAGTTCTTAGTGGGGTAAATGGTGAATTAAAACCAGTAATCGTTAATGGAAGAGTTGATAGTGTTGCAGTTGTTAATAAAGGAAGAGAATATACTTCTATACCTGATGTAGTTATTAGTGATACTGGAGGAGGAGTAGGTGCTGTTGTCAGACCTATTATTGATAACGGACAGATAATAGAAGCAATTGTAGTAAATACTGGTATAGGATACAGTAGTCAGTCTGTTGATGCTCAACTAGTCCCTAGAGGTTCTAATGCTGCCTTTAGTGCTAGAGTTAGGAGTTTAACTTTAAATGATGTTGGAAGGTTTGGAAATTCTTACTTAACTCCAAGAGAGGATTCGTTATCTTTTGGTATATTAGGATATTCTCAAGATGTTGCAAAGACATTAGAGGATAGTTTTACAATTAGTCAGAATGGAGAATTTAATGAAATCACTAATCATTCACCCATAGTTGGATGGGCTTACGATGGAAATCCAATTTATGGTCCTTTTGGATATTCTGATGCAGATGATATAAATTCTGATTTAAAAATAATTTCAACTTCATATAAACTTGATGTTTCAAAATTAGTTAACAGACCAGTTGGATTTAAAGATGGATTTTTTATTGAAGATTACATATTTGATGGTAATGGTGATTTAGATATTCATAATGGTAGATTTTGTAAAACTCCAGAATTTCCTAATGGAATTTACGCTTATTTTACAACCGTAGGTTTAGGATCTGCTACAAATAAAATTGAAGGAGTTTATCCATATTTCATAGGTAATACTTATAGATCACCTTTTATAGATGATAATCTCACTTTAACACAAGACTTTGATTTTAATAGCACAGATTTACTCAGGAATACTTTACCTTATGCTGTAAATGAAAAATTTGCTGATAATGATTTTATAATTGAATCTAATGAGTTTATTAGACAAAAAACAAAAGTAGAATCTGTAACAAAGGGAGACGTAGATAATTTAACAATTTTAGATGGAGGTCTTGGATATAAAGTTGGAGATTTAGTTAATTTTGATGATACTGACACCGATGGATCTGGATTAAGTGCTGTAGTTGATGAAATTGTTGGATTAGGTGTTACAAGAATTGATACTAACTTACAAAGATTTGAAAATTTAATTTTTGAGTGGAAAAATGATAGTGAAGTAGTTGCAAACTATTTGCCTTTTGTAGAATTACCAAATCAAGGTTCTGTGCGAGTATCAGGACTCAGTACATCTATTGTTAACTTGTCTGGATCTTTCTTCGTTGGTATTTCTACTGATACTATCGGTTTAGCAAAAACCATGTCAGTTGGATCTGCAACTGGAAAAATTGAAGATATTTTTGTTACTGATATCCCTAATACAGTAGCAATCGGAGGTTCATTACGAGTAGGAAATGAAACTTTAAAGGTTTTAAATCTTTATGATACACAAAATGTAATAAGGGTTCAAAGATTTGCTGGAATTGCACATACTTCAGGATCTAAGATTGATGTTTTGAACAATAAAATTAGTATACCAGTTAAAACCAAAAAATTTGACTCTAAGGTAAATGATATTATATACTTCAACGGTCCTCAATCAGTCGGAGTAGGAACTACACCTGGAAGTGCTACAACGGTAGAATATGTTATAGGTGAAATAAAACAAAATCTATCCATACCAACTAGAACTTTACATATACCAAATCATCCATTTAAAACTGGACAGAAAGTTAAATTAAATAAGAGAAGTGGTGCAAATAGATTTGATGTTGGTAGAACACCTAACGTGGCTGAATTTAAAGTTCCACATGCAGGAAATGATTCTCTTGATGTTTATATTATTGATAAAGGAGATGATTATGTTGGAATTTTAACAACTAGAGTTGGGATCGGTAGTACTAGTGATGGTTTGTATTTCTACTCAAAAGGTTCAACTACAGGTATCAATTCTGGTACATATTTCTTCGAGACAGACTTTACACAAGTTACAGGTGATATTGATAAAGTAACGACAACTGTAACAACTAATGTTTCTGCTGCAGATACTACTACTCATGGACTTCTTGAAGGTGATATTGTAAAAATGAACGTAATTCCAAACCTATCTGTAGGTATTGGAACAACTAATCCTATAACTGTTAATTACAATTCTCAATATGAAAAATTATTAATAAATCCTCTAAATTTTGCTGCTGCTGATGTTGAAACAAATCAAATTGATATATCTAATCATGGATTAGATACAGGAGATAAAATTTTCTATGATGGTCATGCAACTGGATTGACCACAGGTTCTTATTTTGTGAATAAAATTAACGATAGATATTTTCAACTAACAGAAACCTCATCAGATTTAAATACTACACCAGTCAAGACTGTATCAATAACTGCTAATACAGGTGGTTCAAATCAATCAATATCTTTGATAAATCCAAAAATTAATATTATAAAAAATTCAAAATTAACTTTTGATTTATCAAGCACAACTTTATCAGATTTAGATTTTAAATTATTCTATGATAAAAATTTAACAAATGAGTATTTAAGTTCGCAAGATTCAACTATCTTTAATGTTACTGGTATTGGAACTGTAGGAACTGCTGGTGCAGAATTAGTAGTTCAATTCTCTAAATCTACACCTGAAAAATTGTACTATGGAATATCAAAAGGAGGATATATAAGTACTTCTGATACAGATGTTCAAAATCACTCAGAAATCAGATTTATTGATAGTGCTTATAATGGTGAATATAAGATATTTAATGTAACAAATAACACTTTTGATTTTTCACCAAAAGTTCCAGAATTAACCACTTATTTAAATACTGATTGTGAAAAATTAGAATACTCAACCAAATCTACTAATGTTAATGGTACTATTAAAGATTTAAAAATATTATCAGGTGGATTTAATTATAAAGAGTTACCCAAATTTAAATCTGTAACAAGCACTAATGGAAAAAATGCAAATATAGTAGCAGTTTCAAATTCAATTGGAAGAATTAAAGAAACCAGAATAGTTAATATTGGTTATGAATATTCATCAGATAAAACTCTAAGTCCAGAGGCATTTATATCTCCAGTAGTTAATGTTGATAATCTTGATATTATTGATACAGTTACCGTTATTGACGGTGGAACCAATTATATAAATGCACCTAATTTAATTGTATTCAACCCAACATCAGGTAAAGTTGTAGATACAAATTCGGTAGTTGCAATTGCACCTAATCAAACCATATCTGAAGTAAAAGTATTAGCACCAGTTACAGGGTTGGATTCTGTAAATCATACGATTGTTGCAATTAATAATTCAAATGGAGTTGGTATTGGATCAATGCAAACAAGTAGTTCTGGTTTAGTTACTTGTTTTCTAGAAACACCTATGAATGGATTTGTAGATCCTCAACCATTTGCTATTGGTGATAAAATATTTGTTGAAGGTATAGAAAGAGTTGGTGAAACTGGTATCGGAGCTACACAAGGAGGTATATCTGGTAATACCACTGTTGAAGGTGATGGATTTAATTCAGAAAATTATAATTATCAATTCTTTACTATTGAAGATTACATCTCTGGTACACAAGCTATTCTTAAATTTAGTTTGGCAGGATTAACTACTAATCCTGGCATTGCAAAAACATTCCAGTCTGGTTATGCAAACATAGTTAATAAAAACAATTATCCTATTTTAGAACCTAAGTTATCAAGAGGTATTTTTGAACTCAGTGAAAATATTCTTGTAAATGGGGAAATAAGTGATTTATCTGTTGTTGAAATAAGAGATGATTACATAAAATTAGATGGACTCTTTGAAATAAAGAGTGGTGATAGAATATTAGGGAGATCTAGTGGTGTATCAGCTGAGATTGTAAGTATTATAGAAAATAAAGCAAGATTCAAAACTGATTTTTCAAATCGTCAAGAATATGGATGGTTAGATGATATTGGTAAATTAAATGAGGATTATCAAGTAACACCAGATAATAATTATTACCAAAATTTATCATATACAGTTAAAAGTTCAATTGAATGGGATAAGTTTGTTAATCCAGTTAACCGCTTAGTTCATCCT